AACATGATATTCCGGCGATGGTCAACGCCACCGTCAACGCCGCCACGCTGGGCGCATCCGGCACATTAGCCGGGACTATCGATCTGCCGACCCTGAGCCGCATCCTGCTGACGGAGCTTGGCATCCCTGATGTGGACGAGATAGTCGAGCGCCTCTTCCCCGACGGCGAGCCGGTTGAACAGATTGGGCCGCGACCTGTAGCGGAAGCAATGATGGTCGAGGCTGTCTCAGAGCTACGCCAGAGCCTGCTACGCTTGCAAGAGGCCGGCGGCGATGCTTGATCGCACGCGGGGCGTAGCCCACCTCATCCCGCCGCTAACGCGCTTCCTAGAGGCTGCCACCGCCGCGGCCAAGTGGCGCGTGGTGCGCCCTATGGAGCGCAAGCTGCAAAAGGCGATGCGTAAGGCGTTTACGGCACAGGGCGACGAATTCCTAGATGGCTTCGCCAGCCAGCGTGGCAAGTTTAGCGAAGCCTTTAGCCAAGCCGACTGGCTGCAAATCTTTGACCGCGCCGCCGCCGCTACCTACACGCTCTTTTTGGACCCGCTCGAAGCCACCGCCGCCGCTGGGCTGACAGCCGGGGCCGAGAACGTCATCGGCGACCTTGATTTGGCGATTGCCTTTCAACTGAGCAATCCGCGTGCGGTCCAGTACATCAACCAACATGGGGCGCAGAACGTACGCGGCATCAACGACACCACGCGCAGCTATTTGCAGACGGTGATCAGCCAGGGCGTAGATGAAGGCTGGTCTTATCAGCGCATGGCGAAGGCGATTAAAGACCGCTATGCCGAGTTTGCCGTCGGCGTACCGCAACAGCATATCAGGAGCCGGGCGGAACTCATATCGATCACAGAGTCAGGCAATGCCTATGAGTCGGGAAGCAGCATCGTCGTTCGTGATTTGCAGGATGCCGGCTTGAAGATGGAAAAGAGCTGGCTTACCGTCGGTGATAACCGCGTCGATCCCCATTGCGCGGCCAATCAAGCGCAGGGCTGGATCCCGTTTGACGAGGCGTTTAGCGATGGCAGTATGCAACCGCTAAGTCATCCGGCTTGCCGCTGTACCGCTTTGTACCGGAGAGCGCCAGGATGACAGACCGGATGGTCGTGATTGAAGAGCATCATTGGCGAGAACTGCGCGACGAGGGCGGGCGGCTTTACGCCCGCATTGATCAGCAGCGTCTGCTGTTGGAAGTCAGCTATCATCGCGAGCGCGTCACCTTTGATTTGCGCGATTATCTAGAGGTATTGCGAGGGCTTGAAATCGGCGTAGATATAGAGTAGGATATACGCAACTAAAAAGTCTTAGACCGCACGACGGCCACCATTCCGCAAGGACTGGAGGCCGTTTTTTCGTTTCCAACCGGGAGGTGACCATGCCGGGACGCATACTCAGCAAAGCCAATGAGAGCAGAATACAGAACGCTATGGACGCCTTGCGTAGCGTGCTTGCGCTATTGGAGCTGGACGACGAAGCGGATGATACCGCGCCTGTGCAGGCTGAAGAGGACGAATTGCCCGTACTGACAGAATCCGCGCTAGGCGGCGACTTTGTGCCGCTGCTGGAACGATCCGTGCGTGACGACGGCACGGTGCTATTGAAGCTAATCCAGCCCGGCTGGGGCGCATCCGGCTATTATCCGCGTGAAGTCTTGCAGCGTGATGGTCCACGCGTCTTCACGCAGGGGACAAAAGGCTATTGGAACCATCCGACGCCGCAAGAGGAAGCAGCCCGGCCGGAAGGCGACTTGAACGCACTGGCGATGGAGCTTGTCAGTGATGCCCGCTATGAGATGGGCGTTGCCGGCGAAGGGCTCTATGCCGACGCCAAAGTCTTTGGACCGTATCAGGGAGCGATTGAGGAACTAGCGCCGCATATCGGCGTCAGTATCCGCGCCAGTGGCCGCGCTACGCAGGGGGAGGCTGAAGGGCGCAAGGGGCCGATCATTCAGGGCATTACGACGGCGCATAGTGTGGACGCCGTAACAACGCCGGGCGCCGGCGGTGAAATCATTCGCATGTTTGAGGCGGCGCGTAGCCGTCCAAGTTCAACTATCCCGATACCACAACCAATGGAGGAGAGCATGAACGAAAACGACGTCAAGGAAATGAAAGAGGCCATTGCCAGGGCCGAAGCTGAAAACGCACGTCTGCGAGAGAGCCTAATTGCTCGCGAAGCCAAAGAGCTGGTGCGTGAGGCGCTGGGACGAACAACGCTGCCGCAAGTAACACAGACGCGGCTGGCGGTGCGCTTGGCAGCCAACCCGCCGCTCAGTGACGGGATGCTTGACGCTGAAGCGCTATTGGAGCGCGTCAAGAACGAAGTTGCGGAGGAAACGCAGTATCTCAATTCCATCCGTGACTATGGCTCTGGACGCATCGAAGGCATGGGCCAGTCTGCGCCACCTGCAACGCAGACGCAGGAGCAGCTCACCAAGCGCATGGCAGAGAGCTTTGTGGCGTTGGGTCTGAGCGAAGCCAGCGCCACGCAAGCCGCCCAGCAAGGCTGGTAACATGGCGACCAATACAGTCCATGAACTTGGAACCAATTTGGAGGTTGTACAAGCGGGGCGCGTGAGCGGCGATCCGATGGTGATTGGTCAATTGCCAGGGGTGGCGGAAACGTCCAGCGAAGCGACGACCAATCGCCTTGTCATGCAGACGGTCGGCATCTATCAACTGCTGGTCAATTCAGTGGATGCGGGCGGCAATAGCGCCGTTGCGGTCGGCGACATTCTTTACTACGTGACCGCCGACACGCCGAAACTCAACAAAAAGAATACGGGCGTCCGTTTTGGCTATGCGCTAGAGACGGTCACGAGCGGGGCGCAAGGGACAATTAAAGTGAAAGTAGGCTTTTGATGGCAACCAATACAGTCCATGAACTCGGAACCAATATCGAGGTCGTTGCCGCCGGTAAGGTATCGGGGCAGCCCTTCGCCGTTGGGCAGATTGCCGGCGTCTTAGAAACGACGCCGGAGGCAACGACCAACCGCGCCGTCATGCAAACATGCGGCGTCTATCTTCTCAACGTGCCAGAGGCGACCACGGCTGGCGATATTTTGTATTACATTGTGGCGACAGGCTTGCTGACCAAAACGGTTGGCTCGAATGTGCGTTTTGGCTATGCGCTTGACACGCAGGCCGCCACCGGCAATATTCGTGTGAAAGTAGGATACTAAACATGCCAAACGACACATACACAGCGATCCAAGAGTCTGACCTGACCGGCTATGCCGTGCGCCGCAGCCGGGGACGCCAAGCCGCCATCGCCGCCGCCGCCGCCTTATGGGGCGACGTCATGAGCGGACGCGTGCCGCGCTATCTACTGAGCGAAGCCATGCAGCCACGCACGCCGGCGCTTGCGCGCGCCATTGAGAGCAACTATCCCGGCATCATCAGCCTGCACGAGACGCACACGCGCAGCGACTTTGCCCAACTGACCGGCGACGTGCTGGGGCGTATGTCGATTGCTCGCTATAACGAGTTTCCATCGCCCTGGCGGCAATTTGCCAAAGTGACGGCCAATCTGCCCGACTTCCGCCCGGTCAAGCGTATTCCCCTCAATGGCTTGGAGGGCGCATGGCCGGAACAGATGGAAGATGAGGAACTCGAATATGGGCCGCTGACCGAAGGCACAGCCGTGACGCTGGTTGCGCGCAAGTATGCGCTGGGCGTGCGGCTATCCTTTGAGCTAATCATCAATGACGACCTTGATGCCTTTAGCAGCATCCCCGACCGCCTGGGCCGTGGCGGGGCGCGCACCGTCAACCGCGCTGTCACTGATACCTATGTCGGGCCAAGCGGTCCCGATCCGGCTGTCTACACGGCGCCCAACGGCAATATCGTTTTAGCCAATGCCTCGCTCGGCACGACCATCAACCCGGTGCTTTCGATTGCCTCGCTCTCCGCGGCCTATGGGCAGTTGCGCGGCATGGTGGACACGCAGGGACAGCCGATTATGGTCGAGGCCGCCGTGCTGGTGGTGCCGCCGGCGCTTGAGGTCATCGCCCGCAATATCCTCAATGCGCTGTCTGTGCGGATGGTCACAACCGGCGGCGCAACGGGGCAAGAGCTTGAGGTTGCCAACTGGCTAGGCACTAGTCTGAGTCTGGCCGTTGACCCCTACATTCCCATCATCGCCACCACTGCCAACGGCAATACGAGCTGGTTCTTATTCGCCTCACCGAGCACGGGCAACCCGGCCATTGAAGTGGCCTTCCTGACGGGGTACGCGTCGCCTGTCATCTATCAAAAAACGAGCGATTCGCAGCGCGTCGGCGGCGGCATCGACCAGGAGGCCGGTGATTTTGCTACGATGTCAAATACCTGGAAGGGCGTCGTAGCCTTTGGCAGTGCGGTCCTGAGCGTTAAATCGACAGTGGCGAGCAACGGATCTGGAGCCTAGCGTATGGCTGAGCAACCACCCTACACGCTGCCGCCGCCGGTGCTGCAAGAGCACTCGTACCTGTATGCCATTGTGTTGGAATTGCAACGGATCCGGGCGGTGCTTGAGCAAAACGCCGCCCAGCAGCAACAAGCGCAAGAGGTAGAGGTTATGCTGCGTGAGCCAAAACCTAAGCCCAAACGGGGTGAATGATGGCATTTAGCTACATACTCACTGACGACATCGGCAAAGTACGCTTGCTCGTGCCCGATTCAAACGAAGAGGATCACATTTTCGAGGATGACGAGATCAGTACCTTCCTCGTCCTCGAAAATGGCATCAAGCGGGCTACAGCGTTGGCGCTCGAAACGATTGCCAGCAATGAAGCGCTTGTGCTCAAGGTCATGACGCTGCTCGACCTGACAACCGACGGCGCCAAGGTCAGCGACGCGCTCTTAAAGCGCGCTGACAAGTTACGCAGCCAGGCGCAGGAGGAAGAAGATCTAGCGGTGGGAGATAGTTTTGCCGTGGTGGAGTGGATTGTTGACCCCTTCACAGCGCGTCAGGCCATCGTACATGATGCGTACCGGGGGCTGTACTAGCATGAAACAACGCGGCCTTGTCCATCCACGCATGATCCCTGAATTGGTCGGTTTCGGACCTGGCGAATTTGGCAGCTTCTACCCATCGCTTTGCACGATTAGCACGGTGCAAAGCGTGATTGTGCCGCCAGGCGTAGAACAGGATGTGTTGCAACCCGTGCTGGGGCTGGAAAATATTCCATGCCGGTTGGCGCCGGCAACAACCAGCGAAACCAGGTCCGCGCAGGAAGAGTTTGTGCAGGCGCTGAGTATGGTCACGTTGGCCGGCTATTATCCGCAGATCGAGAGCATTATGGCGCCAACGATTGACGGCAAGCTCTACGCCATGGAAGGCGAGCCGGAGCGCGACGGCAATCTCAAAACGACGCGCTTTCGCGTGCGGGAGGTGGAGTGATGCCAGGTGGTATCACAGTCAGCGGCAGCAAAAGCCTGTCAAGCAAATACAATGCCTTAGGCGCCATCGCCCAAGGGCGCACGCTCGAACGCGCCATCGTCAGTGGGGCGCTGCTGATCCAGAACGAAGCCAAGCGCCAAGTGCCCAAGCTGACGGGCAACCTAGCGCGCAGCATCCACATTGGCGGGCATGACGATCTTAATCCGGGTGGGGCCGGCGTCATTGACACGACGGGCGCGGGCGTACCGGGTCCGGAAATCACAGCCAACAGCGCCGCCGTCTATGTCGGCACCGATGTAATCTACGGGCCGCCGGTCGAATTCGGGCGTGGCGGCGTAGCGGCGCAACCCTATATGCGACCAGCCTTTGACGGCCAGCGGGCGGCCGCTGTACGTGAGTGCGGCGCTGCGATGGTAGAACTAATCAGGGCGGTTTTATGACACTAGAGGACGCGCTTTATATGCAGCTAACGAGCTATAGCCCGCTCAACGCCCTGATTGGTGGGCGCGTCTATGCGCTGGTTTTAAATGAAAAGGTAGTCTTGCCGGCGATCACCTATCAGCGTATTTCGACAGGAGCTATCAAACACCGCAGCGGCTATGGCTTGGAGCAAGTACGATTCCAGATTGACGGCTGGTCGATGCAATACCCTGAGGCGGTCACGCTACGCAAAGAGATCCGCAATGCTATGTTCGTCTTTACGCGGCCATCAGCGCCGCGTGTGGATGCCACGCTTTTTTTGGATGATCGCGATTTGCGTGAGCCGGCGACGGCGCGCTTCCGGGCATCCATTGACTTCATGATTTGGGCCGATGAGGAATTTTAAGGAGCATAAACTATGGCAGAATTTGCTGGCTATCGCACATTACTCAAGAAACTTACGCCACCATCCACCTATACAGCCGTGGCCCAGGTGGGCGACTTGTCGGGGCCGCAGTTAATCAGTGACCAAATCGAGGTGAGCCACCGCGCCGATGGCGTCCCGGCCAATATGTGGCGTCGCTATGTGTCCGGCATGAAAGATGGCGGCGAAGTCAGCTTTACGCTGATCTTTGATCCGGATGAAGCCACGCATGATCCGACGCTAACAACATCGATGTATGCGCAGGGCGCCGCCGGCGATGTGGCGGGCTATCAGATTGATTTTCCCGGCGTGGGAACGAAGCGCACGACAGCGACCTTTTCCGCCTATGTCACTAACTTTGATGCCGATAGTCCCTTGGAAGATGGTCTTACCTGTGATGTGACGCTCAAGATTAGCGGCCCGGTCGTTTGGGCGCATGTGCCATGAATCAGCATGAATTGGTGGGGCGCGCTGTCCTTAGTCGCAGCAATGCGCAGCGCAAGCGTGTATACGTCGCCGAATTTGGCGGCGACGTGCTGATCCAGCAATTGAGCGCACGCCAGGTTGCCGCCACGCAGATACTTGCGCAGGAGTCGGTAGATAGCGCCGGCACGGTCAAAGACCGCGCCAAATTGTCACGCCTGGCCTTTGCCATCATGCGCGACAGTTGGATCAATGAGGATGGTACGCCGGTACTCAGTGACGACGATTACGAGGCAATGGCCGACCAACCGCACGCGGCGACCGAGGTACTGATTACGGCCATTCGCGATTTCAGTAGCCTTGACCCAGAGGCCACGCGCCAAGCCAAAAAAAACTTAGAGCCGACCCGCAACGGCGCTTCTGGCATCAGTTAGCCGTTGCCGTCGGCGGCTGTACAGTTGAGGAGCTACAAGCCAGGATGAGCCATGCCGAATTTGTCGATTGGGCGGCCTTTGCCAGCATAGAACCCCTGCCCGAAGCGCGCGCCGATTTGCGGAACGCGCTTTCGATGTTGATTTTGGCCCACATCCACCGCGGCAAGGGTGGCAAGAAATTGAAACTAGAAATGTTCCTGCCCGACTGGTGGGCAGATCGCCGTGACCCGCGCCGCCTCGCCGCCAAGTTTATGGCGCTAACGGCCAATTTGAATGAAGAAGAGGCGGCCCTGGGCGCGGAACAAGCGGACGGCGGGAGCCCCTTGGGCGCGGAAGAGGGGAAACGCCGTGGCTGATGTTTTAGAGTCGCTCGTCGTCAAACTGGCGCTTGACGCTGCTGACTATGACAGCAAGATCAAAGGCGCATCGGGCGCCTTGGATGGTTTTGCCGGCAACGCTACTAAGGTGGGCGGCGCTCTCTCTTTGGCCGTCACGACGCCGCTTGTGGCTCTAGGTGGGGCCGCCATCAGCGCCGCCTCGGACCTCAACGAGAGCATGAGCAAGGTCAGCGTCGTCTTTGGCGAAAACGCCACGGCGATTGAAAGTTGGTCTACCACAGCCGCCACCAGTTTAGGTCAGAGCCAACAAGGGGCATTGGAGGCCGCCGGCACCTTTGGCAATTTGTTCTCAGCGATGGGCTTAGGACAGGATGAGACGCTCAACATGTCCAAAGGCGTCGTGCAGCTTGCCAGCGACCTGGCTTCATTTAATAACATCAGGCCGGAAGAGGCGCTTGAAAAACTACGCGCCGGTTTGGTCGGAGAGGCTGAACCCTTACGCACACTTGGCGTCAATTTGACTGCGGCGGCGGTGGCGGCGGAAGCAGTACGCATGGGCCTGGCGGCGCAAGGCGAAGAACTGACCACAGCGCAAAAAGCGCAAGCCAGTTACAGCCTGATTTTGCAACAGACGACGGCGGCGCAAGGCGACTTTACGCGTACCGCTGACGGACTCGCCAACCAGCAGCGCATTATGCAAGCGGAACTCGCTGACACGGCGGCGACGCTGGGCAAGGAATTGTTACCCATTGCGCTTGAAGTGGCGAAGGGGCTGGGCAAGCTACTCGATTGGTTTAAGGATTTGAGCCCGGAGACAAAACATTGGATTGTCATTATCGCCGGCGCCGCGGCAGCGATTGGGCCGGTGCTGGTCGTGCTGGGAACGATGGCCGGCGCCATCTCCGCCATTATTGGCGTCGCCACCGCCGCCGCGCCGGTGATTGCGGCGATTGGGGCCGGCATTGCCGCGCTCGCCCTACCGGTTACGCTTGTCGTGGCCGCCATTGCGCTATTGGCCGCCGCTTGGGTGACTGACTTTGGCGGCATCCGCACCAAAACGCAAGAATTTTGGGGCTGGCTGACCGGCGCCTGGCCGGGCTGGATGGGCAACCTCAAGAGCGGCTGGGACGGCTTCGCTACCTGGTGGCAATCGGACACGCAGAGCAAACTCGCCACCGTCCAAAGTGGATGGCAGAGCTTTACGGGCTGGCTAAACAGCAACACCGGTGGATCGCTGACGACGGCGCAAAGCGCTTGGCAGAGCTTTAGCGCGGGCGTGGTGAGCATCAATAGCGGCATGTGGGACACAATCAAGTGGGGGACGCAGACCGGCGTAGACACCACCAAGGGCGTAATCACGGCCGGCTCTCAGGTAATGCAAGGCGACTGGCAAGGCGGCCTACAAACGCTTTACAACACCGGACAAGCGATGTGGCAAAGTATCTATAGCCAATTCCAGACGCAGATCGACGCCATCACCGGCATTTTCAACGGCGTCAATTGGGCGCAAATCGGGATGGACTTGATGCAAGGCATCGTCAACGGCATCAACAACGGCATAAGCTGGATTGAAAACGCCGCGCGTGACGCCGCCCAATCAGCGCTTGACGCCGCCAAGTGGGTGCTTGGCATTTCGTCGCCTTCCAAGGCCGCCAGCGATGAGTTGGGCATGCCCTTTACGCAGGGCATGAGCATTGGCGCTGAAAAGGGCATCCCCAGCGCCACCAAACGAATCCAAGCGGCGCTGGACGGCATGACCTCCGATCTTTCGTTGGCGCGGCCTACAAGCGCCGCTGGCGCCGCTGGCGGGACGATCAACATCACGATCTATGCTGATAGCAACGACACCGCCAAGCGCGCCAAGCTCGGCATATTGGACGGCCTGCGCGCCGCAGGATTGGCATAAATGCCCTATCAACTTATGGATTTTGCCGGCATCGATTTGCCGGTTGCGATGTCGGAAGATGACCTATCCACCGGGCAGGTAGCCAGCACGCTTGCAGCCTCGATTGGCGGCGTCTACGATGTGGCGGGCAGCGCACGCCGTTGGCCTGGAGCGCACCAGTTTTCGCACAAGGGCATCTATGAGGCGGGCGGTAGCTTTACCATTGACCGTATTACGACCAATGGCGATACACGCGTCACCTCCACAGGCGATACGCGTGTGATTATCGCCAATCCGATCTATGAGCTGATGCAAAAGACCGATTCGCTCAAGGCCATGATTGGAACACGCGGCGCGCTCTACCGGCGGCGCTATTTTGACCAGGCGCGCAGCTGGAAAACGTGCCGGTTGCTCGAAGTGCGCCATACGGAGACAGTCGAGCAGGCGAGCGTGGTCGCTGAAGTCGAGAGCGTCTATGAAACCAGCATGAATGGCTGGCACGCGGCGACAGCAACGACGGTAAGCGCTGACATTTCATCCGGCGTAGCCACGCCGCTCAACGTCTTTAATAGCGGCATTTTGCCTGTCTATGACGGCGTACTGACGGTGACGAGATTGGGCAGCACAATCACGCAAGTTACGGTGACAAGCCCGCTGACCAATCTGGTGTGGACAGGCACGATTGCCGCCGCTCAGAGCCTTGTGATTGATGCCGGTAGACAGACCATCACCAATGGCGGCGCTGATGCCTACAGTGGGCTCGTCGTGGGCGCAAGCGTGACGGAGTGGCTGCCGCTCAACGTAGGCACTAACGTAATTACGGTGACGGCGACGGGCGGCAACGCCCATGTGGATTTTGTCTTTTATGCGCAGTGGCCGTGAGGCTTTAGATAGTGACCCTAAACAACTTTCGCATCGACCTAGAGAATAGCGCCGGCGTCAAGCAAGGCGGCGGGCCGATTACCAGCGCGTCGAGCTGGCATTATACGGCGCGCCTGGATGAGGCGGGCGAATTTAGCTTTACCATGCCAGCCTCAGACCCCAAGGCGGCGGCGGTCCAGAAAAAGCGCATCGCCAGAGCCTACGCGCTTTTGGGCAGCGCTTGGGTGGAAGTGGGCGCGGGCATCGTCGATCATATCGAGCGTCAGCCGCAGGATGATGGTAGCGTTTTGCTCAACGTATCCGGCAACGACTTAATCCGAGAGCTAACCTATCGTAGCGTCTTAAACCTCAAATTGTATTTGGGCGGCAACCCGGTCACGCACGCGCAGGCGCTGACGGCCGTATCCGGCTTTGCGCCATCCGGCTGGACCTTTACGGCGGATAGTAGCCCGCCCAACAATTCTGTTTATGGCTATTTCAACGGCGAGACGGTCTTGCAGGGCATGATCAAGATCGCTGAAAAGAGCCAGAGCCACTTCTACCGGGGCGCTGGTCGCAGCCTGATTTTTGCTTCGACCTTTACGGCCTCAGGCGTGCGCGCCGTGCAAGCCAGAGGCGATCTTAGTTCGGCAACCTGCGCCATCACGAGCTTGAGCGAAACGGTCGAATTATACGACCTCTTTACGCGCATCTATCCGCGTGGCAGCGGCAATGCCGAGGCGCAGCTCACGCTCAAGGCATCCTCGCGGGCGACGCCCAGCGGCTTTGTCGTGGACAAAAACGCCAACTATATCGAAGCGACGGCGCCGACAGCCACCTACGGACGCATTGAAAGACAGCTTGATTTTAGAGATATTGGGCCGGTCGCCAACACAAATGGCGACATCATTGCCGCCGCCAATATGCTCTTTGACAGCGCCTTGGAGACGCTCAAGCGCAATTCGTCCGAGCTAGACCAGGCCACCTATACGCTGGCGCTGGCCGGGTGCAGCCAGCTCTTGCGCCCAATGCAGACGATCCGTATAGTCTACCGTGATTTGGCGTCGGGCCTTGACATCAACCGCGATCTCAATATTCTGGAGTCTACTTGGGAAGTAGGTGAGGCGGGCGTCTATACGACCGGGCTGACAGTATCGACCGCCGACAAATTGCCCAACGACGACCAGGGGACGGTTGTCGATACCATCGCCAATGGCAAAGTCTACCAGGCATTGCCGCAGCTCAACGCCAACAGCTATGTGACGGCCTACAAGGCCAATATCGACTTTGACCATATCGGCAGCTTTCGCTTCCGATTGGGCAACGAAGTCACGCAGTTACAGCAAGTGCTCTTTGAGTTTCAGTTATTGCCATTCGAAAGCACCGTCAAGAGCGTGGGCGGCAGTAGTGGCGGCAGCGGCAGCTTACCGACAACCGGGCCGAACACCGACCAGAGCGGCGCGTCAACAGGGACGAACAATACCAGCGGGGCGCCGAGTGTAGCCAATAGCGGGGCGCCGAGCGTGACCAACTCAGGCGTACCGAGTGTGACCAACTCAGGGGCGGCGAGCGGCGATACCGGGGCGGCGAGCGGCGCCAACAATAACAGTGGCGGTCCCAGCGTGACCAATACGGGCGCTGTGACAGGCAACACGTCAGCAGCGAGCGGCAATACGGCGGCTGCCACAGGATCGACCGATGTACCGAGCGTCAGCAACACCGGCACGGCGCCAGGCAATACCGGCGTTACAGGTAGCAGCAGCGGCAATGCTATCGGCAACACCGGCGCCGTCGCCGGCGACACCGGCGCTGTCGTCGGCAACACCAGCGCAGCGACTGGCAATACCAGCGCAGCGAGCGGCAATAGCGGGCCATCGAGCGGCAGCACCGGCGCTACAGCCGGCAGCGCTGACCCAGCCTCAGGCAATACGGGCGGCAGTGGTTCGCAGCAAAGCGACTCACCGCAAGGCGGCGATACCACCACCGGCGGCAAGCACCAGCACAACATTCATATTCTGGCAGGGGCCGGCAATACGGGCAATGTCACCCTCCACCACCTTGGCGGCGGCGTCTATGCCTTAAGCGCAGGGCTGGCGCCTGACACCGTTGATATAGTCACCTTGGAGTCGGGCAGCCATACGCACACGCTCGGCGACCATACGCACACTCTAGCCAGCCATACGCATACGCTCGGCAATCACACCCATGACCTCAACGCGCACAATCACGATTTGGGCAGCCATACGCACAGCCTCAACAGTCATACGCACAGTCTCAATAATCATTTTCACGATCTAGGCAATCATAGCCACAGTCTCAACAATCACTTTCATAGCTTAGGCGGTCATAATCACGACCTCAATAATCACACGCATGATTTGGGCAATCATAGCCATAGTCTCAATAGCCATCAGCACGGCTTGGGCGGCCACAATCACGATCTCGGCAATCACACGCACACACTTGGCGGCCACAGCCACGATTTAGGAGCGCATACACACGATCTAGGCGGCCACGTTCACAGCTTAGGCAACCACACACACACGCTCAACAGTCACCTT